ACTTTTCTCATAAATTCCATCATTTCTTCATGCCGTTCAAAAGAAATTTTTCTGGAATCTAAAGCTTCATCCATTTCTTTTATTAAAACATCTAAACGAGTAACACTATCTTCTGAAATTTCAAATTGTTTAGCTCTTCTTTCTATTTCTGCATCTGAAACCGGTCCTATTTCTTCATGGATTTTTTTAAATTCTTTATTTAAATCTACATTACGGTTTCTAAGTTGTCTTTCGTCTAGAATTTTAGACAGTACAGGATACTGATCAATATTATTCTTTATTGTAGCAATACTAACTTTTTCTGTTAGTAATTCTGCTATTTCATACATTTTAAGAGTTTCCATCTTTTGAGTAATCACGCCAATAGGTGATTTATCAAATAAGGTTTTTGTAGTATCCTCAATAGTTTTTAAATAATTTACTAAAGTCTCAGCAATCTTTATCTCCTGTTCTGTGTATTCTACAGCATTAAATGACTCAATAGTTTTTACATCTGAATATTGAGTTTTTTTCCACGCCTCATAGTGATGTTTAATTCTTTTACCTTTATCTGAAACACTTGCAGATTCTATCACATTATCAAACCAAGTTGTAAAGTTTTGAAGCACAGCCTTTTTTTCTAATGAGCTTCCTACAGGATAATAACCTAAAGATTGTACCATTCTTTCTACTATAACTTCATCGTAAGTACCGTCATCTTTTTTAGCAAACATGTCGAACTGATGTCTAGCTAACCTATACTCTGGATTTTCAGGGTTAATAAAAACATGTAAATAATTTTCAAATGGTCCTGTTTTTGCTTTGTCTGTTTTTATATTATTATGCAACATATTTAAAGGACTACCTGTAGCATCTAATGTTACAGATTGATTACCTACATTTATATGTACTGCCCCTCCTTTATAATGATTATTTGTTTCGCTAAAATATTTTTTAGCTTCTATATACTGGTTAAAAGCTTTTCTATACTGACCTTTTAAAGCATCACTTGATGTTTCTATTGCTTCATTAATTGCGGAGTCAATTGAATTTATATCTGATGTTAATGAAGCAATAGTAGTTTGTATTTCTTGTAGTTGTTGATTTTCACTAATTTTTCCAGACGAACTTATTATTTTTTCTTGTACTTGAGAATTGAATTTTTTGCTAGTTAATGATTTCTGAATATCTAATAATACTTGTACAGGTATATCCATTGGAATATAGTCAGAAGCAGGATGATCTTTCCTTACAGGTTGATCAACTAAAAATTTAATCATTTTTTCATATTTTTGTTTACCTGTAAGATAGCTTCCGTCTTCAAGTTTAAATAAATAATCTTTAACTTCTTGTACGGTATTGTCAGAATATGCTATTTCTATATATGGTTCAAGATAGTTGTCCTCTATAAATTTAGAATTAACTTGTGAGTATTCTTTCGATCCTTGACGCAAAGCATTATCACGCATTTCTCTAGTTAATTTAACAACATTAATACCTGTAGTTTCTAACAAATCTGTATTTCCATAAAAAACTTTTGATAGATTTGAGAATATTTGT